CCAACTGCTGGTAGCTCGACTGCAGGTCGGCGTTACCCTTCGTGATCATCGCGCCTGCGCCGAGCACCGCCCCCGCCGTCGCCGACAGGATCAGCCCGGGTCCAGCGGTCGCGGCAGCGGCGAACGCGCCGATCAACAGCGGTGAGATCGCAGCGGCCGCGCCTTCCCCGGCCTTCTGGCCGCCTTTCCTGCCCGAGTCCTCCAGCGGCTTCTCGACCTTGTCGGGCAGATCCTGGCGAACCCGGCCGCCGAACGCGTCGGTGAAGTCGAACCCGGCCTGGTCGCCGCCTTTGCGCATCGAGGCCTTGTTACGGGCCGCCAGCTGCTCACCGAGCCGCTGCCCGGCGTCGTCCTCGAAACCCTCGGTGAACCCTTCGCCGCTGTCCTTGCCGGCGGCCACGAACCGGCCACGGGCGTCACGAAGGCGCTGCGTCGTCGTCGTGGCGGCCTGGTCCCCGGCGGACTTGCCGAACTCGTCCCCGGCCTGCTGGCCGTAGCTCTTCGCGTCGCGCTTGGCCTCGTCGAAGACGGGCTTGAGCGCGTTGGTGCCCTTCACCACGATCTCGATGATGTTGGTCACGCTCTCACCACCGTTCGGTCTCGGTCTGTTCGTGTGCGGCGACGTTGCTCAGCACCCGCAGGATCTCGGCGTCCTCGTTGATCAGCGATGTGTAGGTGTAGCCGGGGAAGTTGCGCAGGAAGCTGACGATCCAGCGGTCGCGGGCTAGGCGCCGCTGCTCGGGGGTGTCTCGTCCTGGATCGGCTGCATCGGCAAACTCGCCTCGCCGCTCGGGTCCGCCGCGGCGGTCCCAGTAGGGTCCGGCACGCCGTTGATCGCCTGCAGCCAGCCCACGATCAGCGCGGGCAGCCAGTCGTCGGGTAGCGAGAGCACGCCGTCGAGGGTGAGCGGCCACGGTTCGCCGGGCGCCTTCTCCAGGTCCCAGTCGGTGATCAGCGACGCGAGCGTGGTGAGCATGTGCCGGTAGCGCGCACCCCGGTCCTCGCCGATCTCGGCGAGTCTGTCGTTGTACGCCCAGGTGTCGCGCACGCTCATGGACGCGACGGTGACGTGCGCGCCTTGCAGCGGCCCGTCGGCGAAGGTGAGCTTGTACAGGGTCGGCTCGACCAGCTTGCCCATGCGCGTGTCCTTAGCTCCAGGTCGGGACGGTGCCGTCGGCGAGGACGGCGCTGACGGAGAAGGTGAGCTCGCCGGTGTTGGCGCGCGTGATGTTGTAGTCCGTCAGCGCGCACAGGCACGAGAGGAACGGCGTCGAACCGGAGGTGGGCTCGATCTTCACGTTCCTGTTCACCGACGTGGACGGGATCGTCTTGAACACCGCGTGCGCGAGGTTCGACCCGTTGTCGAACACGCCGTTGAGCGTGCTGGAGTAGTCGGCGAGCAGCAGGCCGCGCTCGTGCGCCGACTTGTCCACGCCGGTCCAGTCCTGCACGCCCCTGGGGGTGGCGAACTGGTAGTTCGTCAGGTCGTTGCTGATGGTCTGGGCCACGCTGCTGGCGTCGTCCACGAGGACGGTGCTGCCTAGGCCGGTCGTCTTGCTCATGGCTTTATCCCTTCGCTCTCTCGTCGGCCAGGCGGCCTTCGTGCTCCATGCAGTCCTCCACCCAGTCCTGCGGCCGGGTGTGCACGCGGCCCGCCTGCCGCGCCAACGCCAGCTCGCGGTCGGGGTCGCCCAGCGGGTTGCCGCGCCAGTCGCCGATGCGCGCGATGAACAGGTCTGCCTTCGTGCGGTGCTCCTGGAAACAGCGCTGGTACGGGTCGAACCGGAAGACCGTGAACCCGTCGGCGCGCTGCAACTCCCGGAAACTGCGCCCCGACTGTTTGCGGATCATGAAGGCCCACATGCGGCCCTGCTCGGTGCGTTCGTCGACCGGCGATTCCCAGCCCTCACGCCAGTACGAACAGCCGGCGTCCTTGCAGGCCTGCACGACGTACCGGTCCTGCTGCGCGGTGATCGAGTAGGTCTGATACGCGCGGAACCCCATCAGCGGGGCCACGCTGTGCACCGGGCGCTGCCCGGTCATGGCGCCCATCAGAACGTCACCACCGCGACGACGTTCTTCACGAACGTGACCGCGAACGTGGCCGAGGTGAAGCCGCCGCTGGTGACTGTGACCGCTCGCACATACCGGCGCACCGTCGCCGTGCCGCCGACCGCGATCCGCTGGAACGTGTGCGCAGCGGTGGTCTGCGCGAACGCCCCGGACGCGATGTCGGCGAAGGTGGTGTTGTCCGCGCTGTCCTGCAGCTTGACCGTCACATCGGTGCCGGTGAACCCCGTGACTTGCAGATACGCCTGGAATCCGAACGAGGTGGATGCCGCGTAGTCCCAGGCGGTGCCGTTCGTCGCAGCGGTATCCGTGCGCAGGCCCGCCGTCAGCTGCTCGCAGAACTCCAGCGCGAACCCGTTCGCCTGCGTTGAGACCGACGTGCTCAGCGCGCCGTCGGTACCGCGGGTCGGGTTGTAGTCGACCTGCTTGGACACCATGCACGCCGCGGCGTTGCCGATCGCCGTACCGCGCGTCCACATCAGCTGCGTGTCCGTGCGCGGCAGCGCGGAGAGCACCACGTGCTGCTGGTTCGCTGCCGGGTTGAACGCCGTGGTCACGTCGATCGCGCCGTCACGCAGACCGAAGATGCGTTCGTGCGCGCCCTTGTTGATGCCGGTGACGTCCAGCATCGCGATACTCGCCGAGATCTTCGACAGGGCGGTGGTGTCGTTGGACAGGTCGTACCCGCCGACATAGAGGTTGTCGCCGATGCCGGTCGACTTCGTGCTCACGGCGCATCACTCCAGACGTCGTCCAGCACCACCGGCACGACCGCCGTGATGCACCGGTAATTCACCCCGTTGAACTGCACATAGCCCGGGTCGCCCTTCAAACCGCCCCCGGAGTACGCGCCCAGCAGGTCCACCTGCTCGACCAGGCCGCCGAGCGTGAACCCGGCCGCGAGCGCGTTGCACACGTCGCCGAACGCCCGCAGGATCGTCACCTCGAACGCGTCCGGCGGCTGGCTGATCGGCGTCGTGAGCCGCACGTTCACCTCGAGCGCGATGCTCACCACGTTCAGGCCCGACCGCTTGGGCTGCGTGCGGATCGGCCCGGCCCACACGGTGGCCGACACGCCCTGCGCCGGCGGGTTCTGGCCCTGCCCGGTCGTCACCCCGGCGTCGATGCTGCCGACTTTCTCCAGCACCGAGACGATCCCGTTCAGGGCGCCGGCCGGGTCGAAGCTACTCATGGTTCACCCGGTCCACGTACTCGTCGCGGATCGGCTCGCACAGGTCGTTGACCTGACCGCGCACCGACTCGAACGCCGTGCGCAGCGCGTGATAGCCGGGGAACCGCGTCACCGGGCTGTTGCGGGAGCCGACGCCCTCGAGCCACGGCCCGTACGGCAGGTTGTTCGTCACGCCCCAGCCGTCATTCACGGCCACGTCGTAGTCGCGCTGCTCCACGCGCGGGAACAGCTGATAGACCGGAGTCGAATGGCGGATCGCGGCCTCCAGGTCGGACTCCCATTCGACGAGGGCGTGGTCGGCGACGGTCTGCTGCATGTCGCGCACGAGCTTGTCTGACCATTCGGCGGCGCGGCCGTCGAACACCGGCCCGGTGAGGATCACATCCGTGCTGCTCATACGGCGCGGCTCCTTCCCGTGCGGCCGAACGCCTGGACGGCTCGCGCCCGCAGGTCGGGCAGGCCCTTGCCGATGTTCGTCTGCTTCGAGCCGTCCGCCCCCTGCACGTCGGTGTAGGCGCCGACCTTCTGCCGGGCCTCGACGACGGCCTCGGCGAGCGAGAGGGCTTTGACGATGCCCGGGTAGGTGGCGCGGTTGACGGTGGCGGCGATGGAGTGTGCGGCCGCTGTCGTGCCGAGCACTGCGCGCAGGACGGTCAACTGCCGGGACGCGTAGATCGTCGCGCCCGAATGCGCGGCGAGCACGGTGCCGTCCCAGGCGCGCTTGACCGTGACCGTGTTGCTGGTCACGTCCACGACCTTCATGCGCTCGGAGTCGAGCTGCAGCACCTCGTTCAGGTAGAACTTCGTGCCGTCGGTGACGGCGAGCGCCACGTCCGCAGCCGATGCGGTGGAGCAGCCGGAGCCCTGCTGCGCCTGACCAGTCGTCACGTTGGCGCGCTCGACCACCAGCATCCGCTCGGAGTCCACGAGGAAGTTGTCGCCGACCCCGAGCGCCGCGCCGTTCGTGACGGTGACGGTGGTTGCGGTGGTGTCGCTGACCGCGGCCGCGAGCGCCCCGGCCGGTGTCGTCTTCGCCCAGGCCCCGAACAGGCCCGTGATCGCGACGTCGCGCTGCGGCGTGTTGCCCTGCCCGAACGCGGCCGAGGTGGCGCGGTTCAGTTCGAAGTAGGTGTACGGCGGCACGTAGCGTGGGCTGCCCCAGAAGATGTCACCCGCGGGGATGACGTTGCCGCCGGAGGTGACCACCGGCACGATGCTGGTGATGTCCGCGAGCTCGGCCGCGTCCAGGTAGATCTTCCACGGGTAGGTGTTTTGGAAGTTCGGCCAGTCCACGTACCGGGTGTCCAGCGTCGGGTAGAACACGCGGTGCAGCAGGCCCTCCACCGAGTCGGCGGCGGACTCCAGCGCGATGTCGACCTGCTCGTCGTTGCGCGCGGTGGACTTGATGTCGCCCGCGCCCTTCACTTCCTCGCGGGTGCAGTACACCGGCCGTGTGATCGTCACCAGTCCACCTCCTTCCGCGCTAGGCGCTGATCGCGATCTGGTTCGCGATCGTCCCGGTCGTGATCGAGTACTTCAGGTACCAGGCGGCCGGGAGACGGACGGTGAAGATCTCGCCTGCTGCTGCGGCCGCGTTCGAGATGATCGTGTTCGCGGGGGTGCTGGTCGGCCCGATCTGCACCGTGAACGCGGTGCCTGCGGTGCCGATCTGCAGGTACACCATGTAGTCGATCGTGGTGTCCGACAGCTGCGCGGCAGTCCCGCTGGCGAACGTCGGAGTCAGGACGTTCGCCAGGCTGGATTTCAGCCCCGCGGCTGCCGTGAGGATCCCGGAGACGGTCTCGGTACCGCTCACCGTGCCGTTGCCGGTCACCGCGAGGTTCCCGGTGACGTTGCCGCCGGTCGCAAGGATCCCTGGGTTGTAGAGAGGCACCGGGTCACCAGCTCGTCAGTCGCGCGGCGCCGTTCGCCGACGCCCAGATGCCGTCCACTTCGCCGCAGTACACCGGCTGCGGGAACTCGTAGTAGCCGCCTGCGGCGATCTGCACGGTGTAGCTGGTGGTGGAGGCGGCCGCGCCGAACTTCACGTAGAGCACCGCCGTGGAGTCGTTGTAGATCGTGCGCGCGTTGGCGTCTCCAGCGGCGAACAGTGTCACGTTCGTCGCCGACGAGTTCACGCTCGCGGTCGTGGGGGTCTCCAGCCGCTTCACCGACATCCCGCTTCGCCTCCCTCGGTCACAGGCCAGCCATGGTTTCGGGCTCCCAGTCGTCCGGGTACCGGAAGTCCCCGTTGGGGCAGTACCAGACGCCGGGCAGGTTCGGCGGCCCCAGGTTCAACGGGGTGCCGTCGTGCGGGCAGGCCACGGGCGGGATCGTCTTGTAGTAGTCGATGTACGCGGCCTGTTCCGCGAGCGTCGAGTACAGGTCCCAGCCGGTGACGCCGCCGGACATCAGCCCGCCCCGGGCGTCTCAGCGTCCGTGGGTGTGGGTGCCGGCGACAGCCCGAGACCGCCGGGCGCTTCGGCGGTCTCGGCGGAAGCC